ACCTTGTTTGCGCCCGTCAACGCACCCTTTGTTGCCGCTCCGGTACCGGCGCTCAATGTGATATGAGACGCCAGCAAGCCGGAAACGTCCTTGTCGAGCGTGATTCTGATCGCCGTGCTGTCCGCTGTTCCGGGCGCGCCTCCGACCTGCTCAAGCTTCATGATCGTCATAACCACGCCGCCTGATTCAAGATACGTCGGCTTGCCGTCTGACATAAGCTCGAACTCAAGCGCGCTGACGTTCACCGAATCGCCGCCGAAGTGCCTGCTCACATTGACAACGGTGTCAAAAATCATCGCGTCGCCGTTCGGAAACACGACCGCTGCTGTTGACGAGCAATGCGTTCCTGTTTTTAGCGCAAGTCCGGCGACATAATCGTTCCCCGGATCGCCCTGATAGCGTTTACCGTTAAGGCCAATTCCGAAGCCCTTGCCGGTCATCAAGCGACGTACCCAGCCTTTGGCGTCCATGGGATTCCACTCTTCGACGTTGCCATCGATGGACGGCTCGAACGTCTCCATTTCCGCGATCTTAACCATCGCATCAATGGCCGCCCTGTTATGTGTCGCAATTTTGCCCGTCAACGATATCTTAAATTCGATATCGAAAACGGGATAAACACCTAAAGATGCCATTTAGTTAACCTTCCTTTCTGAAATAAACATCGAAATCAAGGACGCACTCGAAGATATCTCTGTCGCCCTTGCCGATTAAAACGGGCGCTTGCCGGGCGTCAACCCAGCATTTGCGCCCACCGATTGTTTCTTGCGTACTGCATTCCTGCAAACGCTCATAAATCTCTATCGCCTTCTCTTCACAAGGCGTCGCCGACGTGCCCCACCTGATTAACAGTGAGATCGCCTTAACTCCGTACCCTGCCGGACCGTTCATCGGCTTAGGCTGTAACAAGCCATGCCGACGGGCATAGACGCCGACAGCTTCATCCTTGCCTTTGTCGATTGCGCCAGTCGCCCAGTCGATCGTGGGAAACATTGAACGCAACCACAGCATGACGTGTCGTGTAGTAATCATCGTCAACCTCCCATCAATTTTTTCATGTGCATCGCAAACACTCTCGGGATGAACATGCCCTTGGAATGTCCGGGCAGGTACGGATCAAGCCATCGCCCGCCGGCGTGAGGGTTCTTGTCCTGCCGGAAGTTAAAGTCCGGATTGAAGTACAAGCGCCGCGCATAAGGACCCATCGAGATAAGACGAATCGTCCCGTCCTTCGCAAGCTCGTAATCAATGTAAGTGAGCAAGTTCTGTAACGCTCCTGTATCAAACGGCATTGTTTGACTCATGATCAAGTCGGTCAAAAGCGAGTCGCCTGTCTGCTCAAGCGCCGTCGTTTTCTTGCTGTCGAATGACTTCAGCCACGCCGGATTAAGCTCGACCTTGACATCGGTGAATTGAATGATGCTCGCCACGTTAGATCAGCTCCAATCTCGTATGGTTTACAGACCCGTCCGGGTTGCGCGGCCTTGAGTATCCGATGATCTTACGTGCCGGGAAGTCTTCAATCTTCGCCGTGCCTTCCGTGAACTGAACGCCGGGCAGGATGTCACCTTTGACATGGATAACTCCTGCAAGCTTGACCCACTGCCCGTCTTTGTCCTGCACACGCCTCGCCTTCTCGGAGAAGTTGACTAACCCCTTCCAACGCCCGACCTCTTCAGGTCCGCCGTCGTCGCCTAAGCCGCCGTGTAACACGATCTCGCAAGGCGTCACGTCCCATGCGTCGAGATAAGGAAGTTTCGCAATCATCGCAACCTCCGATCCAGCAACCCTGTCGGCATGAGAAGAGAGATCGCACTTTCACAGACCTTGTAATGCTGTTCGAGCGCACTCTTCCCGCTGTCTGCCTTTCCTGCCACTGACACGTCGCCAATGGAATACCCGTCGATTGCCGATGATACCGACTCAAGCTCACCGTATTTGTAGGCATGATCGGCCTGCGCACACGTCGCCAGCTTCACCTGCGCCTGCGTAAACGCAGGCCAATCATCTAACTCGCCGATCCGGTACATCGTGGCGTTGTCAATCGCCCTGCTTGCGTCGGCTAGAGCCTTCTCAAGGTCATCGTCAGGGATGGCCTGACCGCCGTATGTGTCCTTGTAATATTCCGCATCGCAATAGGCCATCTCCTAACCCCCTTACTTCTTCTTTGCCTTAGCTTCAGGCTTCGATTTCAGTGCCTTATCAAGCTCAGCCTTGACTGATTCAAGTTCAAACCTTGCAAGTTCAAGCTCGGCTTTTGCCTGTTCAAGCTCGGCCTCCAGTTCCTCATACTTGGCATAAGGCACTGTCTTGCCGTGGCCGTGGTGTATGAGCTTGTCGCCTTCATAGATGTCAAACCCTAAAGCACGGTACTGCTTGACCTCTGCGCTTTCGATTTTCAGCACCTTATTGCCTTTTTGCGCTGTAAACATGTTTTATGCCCCCTTTGTTGTTAATCCGTCATGCCTTACGACCCGTAAATCTCGACAATCGTTGCCGCCGGGAATCTGTAACCGGTCAAGCCAGCGATGCCAACGCTCACCGTTCCGGATGTCGGAGATGAGAGAGCAAGCGTCCACTCTTTGGCTGAACCGCTCAAGGTGCCCTTGGTTGCCGAACCGGTGCCCGCCGTGATCGTGAAGTGAGAGGCTTGCAAGCCGGTCACATCCTTGTCAAAGGTGAATTTGATGCCGGTTGAAGGCGTTCCGCCGGATGCTCCGCCCTGCTGAACCGCCGACACGACCGCAACAATCGTTTCGGAGTAGATGTTGACAAGGCCCGGAGTTGTCGGGAAAGCGTATCCTGCTAGGCCGCTTACCTTGATTCCAACGTTGCCCTCGACGGGATTGCTGATCGCAAGTGTCCAGACTTTACCGAATCCGCTCACTGTGCCCTTCGTGGCTGATCCTGACCCGCTAGAAAGCGTGATATGAGACGATTCAAGACCTACCACGTCTTTATCGAACGTGATTTTGATGCCGGTCGAATTGACCGATCCGGATGTTCCGCCGACCTGCTCGATTGAAGAGATTCCGACCGTGACAGCGCCGGTGTCAACATTGATCTTCACACCGTCAATCTTCTTCTCGATCAGGAACAAGTCACCGTAGCGCCTGTTCTGATACAGCCAACCATCGCCTTCCGTGTGAGTGCCGGGCGCCCAAAGATAGATAGAATTGTGCTTATCCGCCGCAATGACCGATCTCGGATGAATAAGCATCATCTGAATCTGCAAAGCGTTTTGTGCCGGCTCAAAGCCATCTGTGAAGTCGTAAGCCGTTTTGAACCGATCTTTCGGAACGGACTTGATGGTCACATCGTCCAAGGAACGCACTGCACGGTTGATTCTTCCGTCGTTAGCACCGCCGACGATGATTGCGCGATAAATCTTCTCTGCGTTCTTAATCATCGTGTTAACGGTTGCCGTAACATAAAGAATACGCCCCGTTTCAGGAACGCCGGCATCGTCCATCTCTTCCATCCACCTGTCGAATACGATCAAAACATTTGCGTCCGTAAGAGGCGTGGTATCCGCCGTCTTTCCGAAAGTCGTTGTGTAATCGTAATAGATTTTGGAGAAACGATAAGCGTCCAGTTCCGGGATCGCTTGCTCTTCCTCGAACGTTTTAGTAACGTTAGCCGCCGACAGGACTTGGTTCGTCTCGTCAACGTCCATGGCGTCTGCGAAGAACTCTACGTCTCGGTCATGGGATAGCGTCTTGACTTCCCAATCATTGGCAAGCGCCTGACGGTTGTACCCGCCCGATCTCGAATGTTCCTTGTACCCGCCTACCTCAAGTCTCGGAATCTTGATCGTCTTTGCGTCAACGAACTTTGCACCTTGCATCGTGAAGTCGCCGGAGACAAGCTCTCGTGAATATTTCTGCTCTAAGTCAGCCAGAAATTGTTCTGCATAGTTAATTGCCATTGTTAGTTATCCTTTCATTCTGTGTTGCCAAAGATTTTGGCTATTTGTTCAGACAATCCCGGTTGTTGCTTCTGCCCCGGAGAACCGAGCTTGAATCCGTGACCGTCTTCGCTTGAAGAAGCGACCTTCAATTCAGGGAAGTCGTTCAAGATTTGTTCGAGCGCCTCACGGACCGCCGACTC